CCGCTCTGCTTTGGGTGGTCTGACCATCGACAGACGAGAGACAATCAATACCATTGATCAACTATCAAGGGATGAGATTACAGCAAGACTTGCGGCACTACAAAAACAATATCCGCAAGCATTCCAGATTGATGCAGACTACAAGGATATTACACCAGATGAGCAAGGGTCAGGAAGCGAACTTCTGGAGCACACTAAGACAGAACCTACCGAAGAAGTGCTTCGCAACGCGGATTGAAAACGTGCATGGGGGCGGTGTTCCTGATGTGCATTTCATCTGGGATGGGTTGCCGTTCTGGTGTGAGTTGAAGGTAACAAAGTTCAATGCAGTAAACATCTCTGCTCATCAAGTCGCTTGGAATACAGCATATTGGACACGAGGTGGGGCAAATTTCTTCTTAGTAAAGAGCCTCAAGGATCGCGATCTAATTTTATTTGACGGTGATCAGGGGGTTGATTTGATAAAGGGTGGGATCTCTGCGGCCCGAGGTTCTCGGTTCAAGGATCCTGCGTCTTTGTTCTGCGCCCTGCGGCCCAGGTTAGAGCGCCGGATCTCTGCGACCCTGCGGCCCTGCGACTCTGCGGCCTAGTATATTGATGCTTGTGCCCAGGCACAAGTGAAAAGGGGAGCCGCAGCTCCCCGGTTTTTAGTGCTCAACTATGGCAATTGATTTTGCTAGGCTCGATCCCTTGCATAGTTTGCAGGCAGTGCACTGGACGCGCCGCCCTGCTTCCTTGGATGCAGGACAAAGTGCTTCGTTTGCTTTGTCGATTTGTCCTAGATCCGCGACAACTCGGAACGTCCGACGACCTTGCTTCCAATGCATAACTGCTTCCGCGTAACTATCGGCGGATTGCATTGCTATATCTGGTCGCCACGGTTTCTGGTGAGTGTATGCCGTCCACGTCTCGCACTCGGATAAAAGGTTATCCCAAACGTGAGACGGAACGGCGGCGGGGTCGCCGTATGTACCGACGCGGACAAAACGACCACGCCCCATTTCCGAAGCTTCGCCAGTTTGATAGACGCCGCGCTTGTATGCTTTCCAAACAATTAAAACGCCTTGCCCTAAGTTAACGTAACACTTGCGACCCTTTGCTTGCTTGCGTTCTGGATCCGTCGTTATCTCTCCGCGCATGGGGCAATCGCCACATATAGAATAGTCTTCGCCAGTCTTCGACGCTTCAAGTGGGTTTATATCTTCGCGCAATATATAAGTCTGGACTACCTTGCCAGTCTTCGTGTTACGGTTCGAATAGGTAGCAATAACTACAATTGGTTTATCATCCAATAAGCTAGGCCCGTTGTAAATGATAGCTGATTTCATGTTTAATTCCTTACTAGTTAACAGTCCGATTATACACTGGCCACAAGTAAACAACAAGTAAAATATATTTTTATTCCTGCGACTCTGCGGCCCTGCGGCCCTGTGTTTTTATATTCAAAAGCCCTGCGACCTTGCGGTCCCAGGGCTATGGCTGACTCGGTAAGGCAGACAGCATTCGAAAGGAAATGCCCTGTAACCCTGGGCCAGGGATTAGTGTTACATTACAGCTGCGCCATACAGCAAAAAGATTCCGGCGAATAGTATAACGAATAGCGCAATACCGGCGAGTAGATCCTCGAGGGCAGACGTGGGTCTGCCCTGGATCCAACTAATCAAAGTCTGGATAGCGTGAAACATTAGAACCGTCCGAACTCTATATCTTTGGCGATCAGTTCTTTTCCGTTTGTGATCTTACCTTTTGACATATCGACCACGTAGTGTCCGTTATCAAACTCTTCCTTGTGTTGAACTATACCTAGCGATAAACCGCCGTCTATTTCTTGGTGGTACGTGCCAATCAATCTAGCCAATGCATATTGACAATCATTATGGCGCATTCTTGGTGCAGCTTTTTCTACTACCTCGATCACTTGGTCGGGAGATCCGTCCCAATGCACGTAAGCATAGCACGGGAACGAATCCCCCATGCTGTCTTTTACTTCTATTGTTGCTCTATTTCCCATTGTACTTCCTTTCTGGTTAATCGATGCCAAGCGCATCACGAACGAGCCAGACAACTGGCTCGTTGCTGATATGCTTAGACCTTGTATTCGTCTCGCCATTCTGGGTCGGCGTCTACAAGTTGCCCGAACTGTGTGATCTCACGGGCATAGGTATCTCCCATCTCATATTCCCCACCATACATCATAGGTGATGTAGCTGCGACGAACCATCGAGCGTATGGATCGTTTACCTCGGCGCTTGAATGCTTGTAGGTTTTGAGAATTTTCCATACCCAACCTTGGTCGTTTGCATATATTGCGTATGGCTTATCTTGTGAGCGGGTTTTTCCAAATGATGTTCTAGGCATTTTGTTCTTTCCTTTCTAATTGAACAGTTTGATTGTAGCCCGATTGTTGTCGGGCTACAAGTGTTTATTTTAGTTTATCGAACTCTTCGATCATTTGATCGTATAGCGCAGCGGCTTCCTTGTTACGCCCCGCGTGCATCATCATGAACATACATTCGAGTTTGAACTTCAGCTTGTTGCCTAGTGTTTGTTTCTTGGTTTCCATTGTATTTCCTTTCGTAATGGTTGGGGAGCCGTAGCTCCCCAGTTGGTTAAACTAATGTGAACTTTTTCACTTGGGTATCAGTTGTATACTTCTCCCAAGTTGCAGGTCGGTGTTGCTTCCACCATGCTAGTGATGGCGCTGTCTGGCGAACTGTGAATGTCCACATTGCCCAACCTTTAATGATTGCTTTCTCGCGTAACTCATTACGCTCTTTTGTAAGTGATTTGATTTGAGCTTCGATTGCTGCAATCTCACCTAGTGTCTTTTGTTTAGTCATTGTATTTCCTTTCTAGTTAAAGTGTAACGCTTGTTACAAGTAACAAGATAAACATCTACAAGTAGAAGTCAAGTGCTCTACAAGATTTATTTTAATTAATTTCAAATTAATTTGGGATTAATCGAACCGAGAACCGAGACCAGTGTATCCCAGGGATTGCTGCAATGCAGCAGGTTCGGGGTTACTGTGCCGCGCTGCGGCACGATTGCTGCAACGCAGCAAGGGGCACCCCCCATATATAGAGGGTGCATAGCACACAATACTGTCTATAATATTGGTATTGTAAATTCATTCGGGGATAATTCCATTGGGGCAACAAGTAATCAACAACTAGGTTCCCTAGCCCCCAGAAAAAATTACGGGTGTATTTTCATTTGGGTTTATTGTACAGTGGTCCAAGAACCACGGATCAGGAGCATACGATGGGGTTTTGGAAAGCATTAACTGGTAAGACTTGGAGTGAGACTATTAGCGGCGGAGGTTCGAGTTCCTCTGGCAGTAGTTCGAGTTCGAGTTCGAGTAGTAGCAGCAGTTCGTCATCTTCGGGTAGTAATGGCGTAGGTGCGGGGAACACGTTATCGAACGGCAACACGAGCTTGGGGTCTGTATCTCAGACGGGTCAGTATGCGGGAGATGGTTTTGAGTGGCAGCAGAATCCTAATACGAATGCTTTGACTCGGGTATATACTGGTGCAAATAAGAATGCGGGTTTAGGCACTGATGTTATTTCTGGTGGTACATCCAATAACAATGTAAAAGAGGTCATTGCGAATATTTCATTGAACGAGGGAACGGCGTTTGCGGGATCGGCTGCGTCTGCAACGGACGGGAATCTACTTAATTTATTAACGGACGGCACAACTGGATCTAGTAATAGCTATGCGGATCAGGTTGGTGCGACTGATTACACGACTGCTGTGGTGTATGATGCGACTGCGACGGGTGCTGCTAACACTGCACTTAGAGACAGTCAGACAACGACATCGGTTCCTGCGATTAAACCTAAACCGAGGCCCGAGCCTGCTGTTGCGACACCTGAAGAGTTGGTGATACCAGAGGTTACGGTTGATCCTATCACTGGTTTGACTCCAGAGCAGACCATAGCGTTGAATAACGAGGCTATAGATTACAACTTCAACAATCCTAATATAGACGGGCCTTTGAGCAGTGCTCTACAGTATTACGACGGCACGGCATTTCAGAGTGCTGCTAGTTCTCCTCCTTTTACTTACACACCTACAGGAGGTCCGGGCACCTTTCAGGTTGGATCTTTGCCTGGTGCGGTTACTGGTCAGGATAACAACCCGAATGCGGAGGGTGGCGGTGACTCTACTTTTCAACCTACTGCGCTTACGGAACTTGCGACGGATAGTTTTGGCACAAGTGATTTAACGAGTGACGATGCTTTTGACCCTGACAGGTTTGATCCGAGGGGGGATCAGATTGTGTCACCGACTGGGACGGGAATCGGTTCTTCTGTTTCTGGCGGTGGTCAGGATCAGAATCCTAATCAGGAGTTTACGTATGTCCCGACTGGTGGTCCTGGCACCTTTGCGCCATCAGGCCTTGGAGCGACGGAAGTAGCTGCGGCGGCACAGGACAACAACCCTAACATTGGTGGCGATGGAATTACGAGTCTAGGAACGGGAACCACGGAACTTAGCAGCCCTGACTTTGCGATACCGGGCACGGATCAAGCGGCGTATGCTACGAGTGCGAGTCCTGGCGGAAAGGATCCGTATGATCCGAGGACTATTTTACCGACATCGGAGCAGATGGCGGAGTTAGAGGGCACGGCACAAGAGTCTGTGGATCTGACACCAGACTTCAGCCTTTCACAGTTTATAGATGATACACCTGTCTTGGATAACTTGGTTGGTGCGGGAGAGATAGACAGTCCAGGTGAAAAAGCAGGTTTGGTATTTAAAGCAGGGACCGAAGACCTATTACCTGGGTTAGCGTCTCTTGGTGCAGAGCAAGTTATTAGTGCAGGTTTGGAAACAGGACGTGATTTGAACCTTCCAGGGTTTGGTCAACAGTTTGTGACGGATCCGATGTTCAAGTACCGCAAAGCGGGTTTAGGAGATTTAAGTGGTCTGGACAGTATTTCTCAAGAGCAACAGTTATTTGAGACTGGGGTACCAGAAGAGGTTGGGCCTGCAAGTATACGACTTCCTAGCGCCCCAACTGGGATTGAAACTGCTCTAACTAATTATTCAGACAAGCAATTTAAAGAACTTGGTGAGAGCATTGATGCGATGCCACAAGATGTGCAAGATGCACTTAGTCGTCCGGCGGTGACTATTCCTAAAAAGTTTGGTTATGATGAGGGTCAGATTGATCCCGCGTTTGCGTCAGCATTAGGAGCAGATCCAAATGCGTATGCGTATGGTCAGACTAGCATTGATCCTGAAGCAGCAGCTTATCAGGCAGTTCTTACTGCTCCTACAGCATTAAGCACTGTGGCTCTAAGTTTTATAAACCCCGCAGCAGGGGGTGTTTTAGGCGGCACATTAGCTTCGGGTGAGGGACAACGAGCGGGTAACGCA